GCTAAAACCGTTTTAATTGTGGTTTGTGACCCTTTTAAAATTTTAGAAAATAATTCATTATCATTGATTAACATTCGTCGATATTCTAGGTATTTGCTTCGTGTCCACGGAAAATTAAAGGTTTTTCCATTTATAGATTTTTTTGATTTACATTATAAAAGTGGATTGGAAGTAGTCACTATACGACTAAAGTCAAAAGATATCATTTATAGTCGTGTTGTTGATAAAGGAACAGTCGTAGAAGAGAATTGTTCTTATTACTTAGTACCTTATAATAATCTGAAGAAGAAATATAAAAATCTTTATTCTAGTATTTTACAAAAAGGTTTTTACATGAAGCGAAAGAATCGTACCTTTGGAGATGATGATGAGGAGGAAATTGAGGAAAAAGACGTTATAGTTGGATATGGTGATTTGGTTCAGGAGACTAAACGTTATAAATTTGAAGAACCTTATTCTACTCAAATGAGAGCAATTGATTTGTTCTTAGCTTCTTTTCGTATGCTCGCTACTGAATATTTGGAAGAAAAGTGGAGTGACAATGCGCGAACTCACATTCGTGTATTGTTGCATTCTATTAAAGGTGCCAATTTAACTGGTGAGGATGTGTTTTTAGGTGATGATGTTGGAAACTCACATCCTAGACAGAAACAGCGACTCAAATATATTGAGGATAAAATAAAAGAACTTGATGCTAAACCTCAATTTAAGGGTTGTTTTGACCATATGGAGAATTCTTTTCTGTCTGGTACTGGTGTTCAAGGTGTTTATCATGCTTTTCGCAGATTTAGTCAAGAGCAACTGAGCATTTTACCTGATTCTCACTGTTTTGCGGTAGGTTATTTTCGATATGCTGCTCTTGTAGATATGCCTACTGTTACATTTGATAACCTTACTCCCGACATAGTAAAGCATATTTCGTTGCCTAATACTTCTAGTAGTGGTTACTACGCTGGGACGATTAAGGAATCGGTGTACAAAGATGGAGTGCATATCGAACGTACAGTTAAGCGGCGTGTCAAGCGAGGTGAGATGATGGAGACCAGTTTCAATCAGTTATTGGACCTTAAGACTGAATTTTATAGGAGGGGTAAGAAAGATATGACTCTTAAAGACTTTCACACTCCTATTTTTACAGTTGTGCAGAAGCAAGAAGCTAGAGAGCCTGGGGAGGATCCTACGAAAGTTAGAAATTTTACTATGCCTCCTAATTTTAAGATGTTAGTGGATTATATCGTTGCTAATGATTTTCACAAGCATCTGTATCAGCGTGCTCATGTGGCAATTGGACATACTTGGGCCAATAGAGGTGCTGATAACTTGGCTCGATATTTTGAGTATAATAAGAAGGACAAGTGGTTTTATTTTACCATGGATTTTTCAGGATTAGATTACACATTAAAAGAATCACTTATTGTTCTTCTCGCTTATGAGCCCATGATATATTTCAATAAGAATCATCCTTCGTATGACTTTTTGGATTATATAGCTCGTTGTTCAGCAGTTTATACAGCTATAAAACATGTTGCGTGGTTTGGTTCAGCTCGCGAGAAATATCGTGGAACTATACGTCCTTGCCCTCATATAGTTAAAGTGACCAGAGGTTGTTTGTGTTCTGGGGAATATCAAACCTCTAGTATTGATTCTCGTTACGTTTCTATAGTTTTCTTGTCGTTTGATGAGTGGATATTTGTGAAATTACTTGACAAGAAAGACTATAAGTATACTTATGATGGACAAGATTATATAGCTCATTTTAGTGAATATGACGCTCAGGTTTGGAAAAGCCAATTCGATTACTATCATAATGGATCATTTCTTGAGCGTAATTATTCTCCTCGTAGGATATATGGTGATGATGTACTTGGAGCTTATCCTACTCCTTTTCTCGATCTCCTCTGTAATAATCACAAAGGTAATCTTCTTCCCACTCTTTTGATGCATTATATTCAGCGATTTTTCTTTATGCAACCAAAATTGAGTGAGGTAAAAGTTTATAAATGGATAGATGATGTTTCACCCTTCCTTACAATAGTAGAAAAAGATGTGATAATTAAGGAAGGACCTAAATTTTTACAGCGACGGTTTATTCCGTGTGAATTTGATGGTGTTGTGCAAATTATGCCTTGGAGAAGCACAACAGCTTATTATACTAAAGCTACAACTAGGGTGGAGGGATTGATGGACCCTGAAAAATATCTCGCCATCCTAAGGGGTTTAATCTATGATACTATGGGAACCAATAAGACTGCATTTGAATATTTGAAGCATTTGGAGCGTTCCATTCTTGAAAATCATCCTGATTCTGTTAACCGTCTGAGGTCTATAGTTAATGAAGGTACCTCACTGGATGATTGGTATGAACGGATTCGTAGACTTGGTATTGAGGATCCGTACGCTATAATTGGACAGATAAGTCGGACTAGGGTTCTGAATAAGTTTTATTCTAAGATAGACACTTATCCTGAATTTTGTTCTAAGATGGTATCAAAACAAACAGTTTCTTTATAAAATAACATTTGCACCAGTGTGGTATTGCAAGTAGGAA